GTCAGCCCGAAGTTCGCTGATACGGGCAAAGCCTACCTGGTTGGCCTGGCCGCCACTGATGATCCCGCCAGTCTGGGTACGGAAATGCTGACATTCAGCGCCAGTGCAGCCCATAACCCGCTGGCAAACCGCAAGCAGAATCCCGCCAATCTTTTTACCGCTGCAGAGGAAACGGTGATCGAACTGGAAGAAGCCCAGGACGACAAACCGTCCCTGTTTGCCCGTGTCACGGCGCTGTTTACCAAAAAAGAGCAGTCCGATGACGCCCGGTTCTCTGATATGCATAAGGCCGTGGAACTGGTCGCCACTGAGCAGCAGAACCTGAGCGCACGCACCGAAAAATCTTTGTCTGAGCAGGATGAACGCCTGTCTGAGCTGGAGACTGCCCTGCAGGCACAGCAGACCGCCTTTAACGAACTGGTGAATAAGCTGAGTCATGAAGACAGCCGCCAGGACTACCGCCAGCGTGCAACAGGCGGTAACGCCTCCGCTGACACTCTGACCAATTGCTGATGGAGCACAAAACCCGATGAAGAAGAATACCCGCTTTGCTTTTAACGCTTACCTGCAGCAGCTGGCGCGTCTGAACGGTGTGGCCGTTGAAGAACTGTCCAGCAAGTTCACTGTAGAGCCGTCTGTGCAGCAGACGCTGGAAGACCAGATCCAGCAGTCCGCCGCATTCCTGACGCTGATTAACGTCACGCCAGTGACTGAGCAGTCCGGTCAGCTGCTGGGGCTGGGTGTTGGCAGCACCATTGCCGGAACCACTGACACCACTGCGAAAGAGCGTGAACCTGTCGATCCGACGCTGATGGTCGATGTGGAATATAAATGCGAGCAGACCAACTTTGACACGGTGCTGACCTACGCGAAGCTGGACCTGTGGGCGAAGTTTCAGGATTTCCAGGTGCGTATCCGTGACGCCATCGTGAAACGTCAGGCACTGGACCGCATCATGATCGGCTTTAACGGCGTGAAGCGTGCGAAAACCTCCAACCGTAGTGAAAACCCGCTGCTGCAGGATGTGAATAAAGGCTGGCTGCAGAAAATCCGTGAGGATGCACCGGATCACGTCATGGGCAGCACCACCGCGGGCGGCGAAACCACACCGGGTGCGGTGAAAGTCGGGAAAGGTGGCGAATATGCCAACCTGGACGCTGTGGTGATGGATGCGGTCAATGAGCTTATCGACGTGGTCTACCAGGACGATGACGATCTGGTGGTGATTTGCGGTCGTGAACTGCTGTCTGACAAGTATTTCCCGCTGGTCAACAAAGAGCAGGAAAACAGTGAAAAATTGGCAGCCGATATGATTATCAGTCAGAAACGCATGGGCGGTCTGCAGGCCGTGCGTGCGCCGTTCTTCCCGCCGAATGCGCTGCTGATCACCCGTCTGGATAACTTGTCCATCTACTGGCAGGAAGACACCCGCCGCCGTTCAGTTATCGACAACCCGAAACGTGACCGGATTGAAAATTTTGAATCCGTTAACGAAGCCTACGTGGTTGAGGACTACCGCTGCGCCGCACTGGTGGAAAACCTCCAGATTGGCGACTTCAGCGCCGCCGCAGCAGAAGCCGGAGCGTAAACCATGAGCCTGAGTCCCGCACGGCAGCATCGCCTGCGCGTTCAGGCTGAACAGGCCGCCCGCGAGGGCGGCAGCGTTCGCCACGCGTCGGGCTATGACCTGATGCTGCTGCAACTGGCGGAAGACCGCCGCCGTCTCAAGGGCGTTCAGTCCACGGTGAAAAAAGCGGAAATAAAGGTGGAGCTGCTGCCGAAATATGCCGCCTGGGCGGAGGGCGTCCTGGCTGCCGGAGGCGCTCAACAGGATGACGTGCTGATGTACGTGATGCTGTGGCGCATTGATGCCGGAGATTATGCCGGGGCGCTGGAGATCGGGCGTCATGCCCTGCGTCATGGCTGGGTGATGCCGCTGGGTAACCGCAACGTGCAGACCGTGCTGGCAGAGGAAATGGCAGATGCAGCGCAGAGCGCAATGCTTGCCGCCACCGGCTTTGATGCCGATCTGTTGCTGCAGACGCTGGAGCTGACAGACGGTCTGGATATGCCGGACCAGTCACGGGCGCGTCTGCATAAAGCGATTGGCGCTGTCCTGAGTGAAAGCAATCCGGCTTCCGCCCTTAATCATCTCAACCATGCGTTACAGCTCGATCCCCGCTGTGGCGTGAAAAAAGACAAACAGCAGCTGGAGCGCAGACTGCGCAATGACAGCCGCTGACAGAACGTGCCCCCGCGCACGGGCGGCACGGGGTGGCGAAAGGCACTGCCACATCAAAACCCCGTCCACCGCCCTTTATTTCAGGAGAAAGCAGCATGAAGTTTGTTGCGCCAGAACAGGCACCGGAACAGGCGGAAATCATCAGAAATACGCCGTTCTGGCCTGATGTGGACCTGTCGGAGTTTCGCAGTGTCATGCGCACCGACGGCACGGTGACGCAGCCGCGTTTAAAGCAAGTTGCGCTGTCGGCAATTTCGGAGGTCAACGCAGAGCTGTATGAGTTTCGCAGACGCCAGCAGATGCTGGGGTATGCCTCGCTGGCAGAAGTCCCGGCGGAACAACTGGACGGCAAAAGCGAGCGCATTCAGCACTATTTCAACGCGGTTTACTGCTGGGCACGCGCCATGCTCAACGAACGTTACCAGGACTATGACGCCACGGCATCCGGTGCGAAGCGAGGCGAGGAACTGGCGGAAGCAAGCGGTGATTTATGGCGTGACGCCCGCTGGGCCATCAGCCGGGTGCAGGATGCGCCGCACTGCACAGTGGAGCTTATCTGATGAAAGTGCGTGCGCATCAGTATGACACGGTGGACGCACTTTGCTGGCGTCATTACGGGCGCACGCAGGGTGTCACGGAGCAGGTACTGAAGGCAAATCCGGGGCTTGCCGAATACGGCCCCTTTTTACCTCACGGGCTGCAGGTGGAGCTGCCGGACATTCCGACAACCACCACCGTGCAGACCGTCCAGCTATGGGACTGAATTATGACGCTTGAGCGAATCAGCGCCTTTATCACGTATTGCATCGCCGTCGTGCTGGCCTGGCTGGGCGATTTGTCCATCAAGGATGCCTCAACGCTGGGCGGCCTGATGATCGGTGTGCTGATGCTGGCTATCAACTGGTACTACAAACACAAAGCCTACCAGCTTCTGCGCGACGGGCAGATCTCGCGGGAGGACTATGAATCCATCAATCGTTAAACGCTGCCTTGTCGGGGCCGTGCTGGCTATTGCTGCCACGCTGCCGGGGTTTCAGCAGCTTCACACCTCCGTGGAGGGGCTGAAACTGATTGCCGATTACGAAGGCTGTCGTCTGCAGCCGTATCAGTGCAGCGCGGGTGTCTGGACCGACGGCATTGGTAATACATCGGGCGTCATTCCCGGCAAAACAATCACGGAACGACAGGCAGCAGAAGGGCTGATCTCCAACGTGCTGCGTGTGGAGCGGGCACTGGAAAGGTGTGTGAAGCAACAGCCACCACAGAAGGTGTATGACGCTACGGTGTCGTTTGCCTTCAACGTGGGGACGGGCAATGCCTGCAGCTCCACGCTGGTGAAATTGCTCAATCAGCGGCGCTGGGCGGATGCGTGCCGACAGTTGCCGCGCTGGGTTTATGTAAAAGGTGTGTTTAATCAGGGGCTGGATAACCGCCGTGCGCGGGAGATGGCCTGGTGCTTACAGGGAGCAAACTGAAATGAAAAAGAAATTAATCAGCGGACTGTTTCTGATGTTATGGATGGCGCTGTTAATCGCAGCAATGGTGTATCCGCAGGGGATTTTTCCGGTACTGGCAGCGTCCGGCGTTTGGGTAGCCTGTTTGCTGACATGGGCGGTAATTCCGGTAGCACTGGCTGCGTTAATTAAGAATGGCCCGCTCTGGCAGGAGTTAAGGGCATCTTTGCTGAAGACAATTACCCGAAAAGAAAACGTATTTATCAGTTGGGTGATGCGATTGCTGATTATCGTAAGTCTCGCCTGGACGGGGTGGGCCATTACCCTGGTCTTTTATCTGCTGACCGTTATTGCCTTCTGGATCACTCGTAACCAGATGGCGCAACAGGTAGCAGCATGAACCGGTTGCTGCTGGTTGTGCTGGCGTTATTACTGGCGTCGCTGGGCTGGCAGACGTGGCGGCTGGCTGATGCCAGCCAGACCATCAGCACGCAGGCAGACGAGCTGCGGAGCAAAAGTCAGGCACTGGCAAAGAGCAACAGCCAGCTTATCAGCCTGTCCATTCTGACTGAAACCAATAACCGGGAGCAGGCGCGGCTCTATGCCGAAGCAGAACAGACCAGCGCGCTGCTGAGACAACGACAACATCGGATTGAGGAACTGAAACGTGAGAACGAGGATTTACGCCGCTGGGCTGATACTCCTTTGCCTGCTGACATTATCCGGCTGCGGGAACGTCCGGCACTCACCGGAGGTGCAGCTTACCGTCAGTGGTTGTCCGCGAGTGACGCCGTGTCAGCTGGATCAGGCAGCGCCACACAATAACGGTGATCTGAACGCATTGCTGGATGAAACGGAGGCCGCCTGGGCGGTCTGTGCAGACAAAGTAGACATGATTATTGCGTGTCAGGAGCGAAACAGTGAACAAACCACAATCCCTGCGCCACGCCCTCAATAAAGCAGTGCCTTATGTCCGTAATAACCCGGATAAACTGCATCTGTTTGTGGATAACGGTTCGCTGGTTGCCACGGGGGCCAGCTCCATGTCATGGGAGTACCGTTACACCCTGAACGCGGTGATTGAGGATTTCAGCGGCGACCAGAATCTGCTGATGGCCCCGGTCTTGCTGTGGCTGCGGGATAACCAGCCCGATGCCATCAATAATCCGGCGTTACGGGAAAAGTTATTCACCTTTGAGGTGGATATTCTGCGCAACGATGTCTGTGATATCAGCCTTAACCTGCAACTGACGGAGCGTGTGCTGGTCAGCACTGACGGCAGTGTGTCGAGCGTTGAAGCTGTAGCAGAGCCCGATGAACCTGAAGAAATGTGGACGGTGAAACGTGGCTGAACTGCAGAAGGTGGACGACTGGCTGAGTGCTTTGCTGGCGAATCTGGAGCCAGCCACAAGAAGCCGCATGATGCGTCAGCTGGCGCAGGAACTGCGCCGGACACAGCAGCAGAACATCAGGATGCAGCGCAATCCAGATGGCAGCAGTTATGAACCGCGTAGGGTAACAGCACGCAGCAAAAAGGGGCGCATCAAACGTCAGATGTTTACAAAGCTGCGCACCACCAAATACCTTCAAACTACCGCCAGCGCCAATTCTGCCAGCGTGCAGTTTGAAGGTAAGGTGCAGCGCATTGCCCGCGTTCACCATTACGGCCTGCGTGATCGCGTCAGTCGTAAAGGGCCAGAGGTCCGTTACGCAGAGCGTCGCCTTCTTGGTGTAAATGATGATGTGGAAACTGTCATTCAGGATGCTTTGCTAAATTGGTTACAGAGATAAATAAAACCACATTTATAAAATTTAGTTTACTTTTTACTGATAAATGGATTCCTATCAATCCATGAGTCCCAGTTTATATAATTGTCATCAAATCCTATGAATTTCATTAGTACAAGTGGCACCAGTAAATTCAAATTTGATGAGTAATCTTGAATTTCAATTTTGCCATCTGAGTTTTTTTCATCAAGATAGGCAATGTATTTACCATTGTGGAACAGCGAGTGACGGAGTTTGCAGTAATGCATAATGTTTCTTTGAGCTAATGTATGTCCTGTTTTTTCGACATTAAAACCATATTCTTTTAAAACCTGAGTGATTATTTGTGGTGTTTTGGCAGGGGAGTAGTCATTTTTAATAAATCTGCAAAGTGCTTCTAGTGCCGAGAATAATAAATAATATCTGACGTCGATATAATTTATTGAGTCGCGGAAAGCTAGCATTGATTTAAAAAATGATGTTCTAAAGGCATCTTGTTTTAGCATGGCTTTACTATTTAGTTTTTCCATGGCTAAGCAAATAAAATTTTCTCGGCTGTTTGGTGCAAAATAATCTTCCATGATGATAATGCCCGCACCCTTATCTCTTTTTTTGTCAAGCTTTTTGGGTAGAGATGGTTTGAAATTGAAAGGGGTTTCATCATTTTCAAGTT